TCCGTGTGTCATCCGTGGTTGCGGCCCTAGGTTTACCCCATGCAAAACCCGTGCCAACTTTAGGAGCTCGCCTTTGGTATTATTAACGTTGACACGCGAGTTGGCCTTGTGTTACGCTATAGGGTGGCCTGTGTTTTGACACCGGGGGAGGGGGGTTGACTTGTGTTTATTATAGTTGTAGCCACTCAGGCTTGCAAGAGGGTAAATTTAGACCTTATCTATGGAAAATTAACATAATTTATGCACTAGCTAACCACTTGTTTTACCTTGTGTTTTATCCGGGGGCGGGACTAAGGTGTAAATTAGTACAAAAAAGACTTGACTTTTGATTAAAAGTATGGTAAAATAATAAGCAGATACTAGGATGTATTTAGTAATACAGGTGTGGGGCTTTAGTTGACTACTAAACCGTTCGTATAGATCCCCTCTTCTGTTGCATCCTAGGCAGGGGACTCATGCGAACTGGAGTTAAACATAAGGAAACAGGATAATGTCACAAGATGACACCCTAGCACAACAGGTAGCTGAACGTAAAGAAGTTAATTTACGTAAGCGAAAACGAGGTAGGCCTAAGAAATCTGAGATTAAAGCTAAAACATCAGGCTCTAGAGGCAAAGTAGGCAGACCCAAGGGCGATGCTTCAATAATTAATGAGTACAAAGCTAGGATGTTAGCTAGTCCTAAGTCAGAACTAGTGTTACAGACTATATTTGATGCTGCAACTAACGACGATCACAAGAATCAAGCAGCAGCATGGAAGCTAATTATGGATCGTATCCTACCAGTAGGTGCTTTTGAGAAGGATGTAATCAAAGATGCTGGACGAAACGCGATACAGATTAATATCACTGGGGTGGGAAGCACGACAGTTAGCGAGAGCTTTGAATCAGGAGAAGAAATTGATGGAGAAGCAGTGGATGTCACGGGACAAGTTTGACGAAGTACTGGAAGAAACCTTGGATTACGTTGTTAGGGTAGGTGATGCTACCTCTCAGCTGATTAACGTGGCTATTTTGTTTGGTGATAACGCTAACGAGTCCGTCTCAGGGCGCTCTCACAGGCTCAAGGACAAGTCTAAGGCTTGGGCATGGCTAGGTGCATCTATTAACTTTGTGTTTGATGATGACCACTGTGAACGTGCGTACAACAACGATGTGACTAGGGCTGCAAAGACCCTAAACGAGTCTAAGCCTAAGAAGAAAACGACCCCTAAAAAGTGAAATACTTTACAGTAGACGAGTTTAACTGTAAACATACTGGTGAAAACCAGATGGATCCTGAGTTTATGGAAAAAGTAGATAAACTTAGAGAGCACTGTGGTTTTCCTTTTGTTATCACCAGCGGCTACAGAAGCCCTGACCACCCGTTAGAGGCTATAAAAGAGATACCGGGGACTCACGCGCAAGGCATAGCAGCAGACATTAAAATAACTAGCTCTGCTCAACGGTATTCGATTATAAAAGGAGCCTTAGAGCACGGCTTTACTGGTCTAGGGGTCGCTGGTGACTTTATTCACTTAGATACACGGGGATCTGTACCCGTTATTTGGACTTATTGATGTTATATACAAAGCACGTACAGCTTACGGATGCTACAGAGACTACTCTGTTTACTGTGCCTACAGGCTTTCATGCAATTATCTACTACGTTTTTATTGCTAACCACGAAGGCGCTACAAAAACAGCCTCTTTGCATTTTGCTGAATCCGATGGTAGCAGTAGGGTTGACATCTTTGATGCGGAAAACGTATCAGGAGGAGGCAGATTAACCTTAGATGCAGGCGGCGGCCCTATGTTTGTCTTGCATGAGGGTGAAGTAGTCAAAGTACAAACAGAAGCATCCTCGGATATGGAGTTTGTAGTTACCATTGACTTGATGGAAGTACCACCAGCACTTGTAAACTTTGTTTAATCACTAGGAGAGTCCCTAAATGAAAAACTTTAACGAAATGCTTGTAGGCTTTATTTTTGTAGCCCTTATCTCATTGTTTTCGTTGAATGCACAAGCACAAATCTATATTGATTATCCAGACGGTACTACGTACACTGTCAAAGAAGGTGAGCACGTTTATGTTACCCCTGCAGATCTGTACATTAAAAATGCGTACCAAGACGGCGGTGTGTACTTTAAGAGGATGTACGCCAGCACAAAGCGTGACCCTGCTTACACACCCTACACAGGCACTGAGAGTCCAGTAGGATCGCATGAATGGTGTGAAGATTACGTTCCGTGGTCTGAAGGCTTATCGTTTAACATGGTTTCTTGGCAGAGATACTGCGATAGTAACGGTGATGGAGTTTACGACGAGAACGATGATCGCTGGGAAGGCTAACGATTGGAAGTAGTTGCACTGGTATGTTTAATGTTGTTGCCGATTGTAACTGGAGCACTAACTTTTTACTTGAGTTACAAACTCTGTGACTGATTTAAACGTACAGCTGTTACCTTGGCAGCAGGAAGTCTACTCTGATCCTACTAGGTTTAAGGTAGTTGCTGCTGGAAGACGGACAGGGAAGTCCAGACTCGCAGCATGGATGTTAATCATCAATGCGCTGCAGGCCGACAAAGGCCACGTTTTTTACGTTGCGCCCACTCAGGGTCAGGCCCGTGACATCATGTGGCAGACCCTATTGGAGCTAGGACACCCTGTGATTGCGGGTTCACACATTAACAACCTGCAGATCAAGCTGGTCAACGGGGCCACGATTAGTCTCAAGGGAGCCGACAGGCCAGAGACAATGCGTGGTGTGTCCTTGAAGTTTCTTGTGATGGACGAGTACGCAGACATGAAGCCTGACGTATGGGAGCAGATCCTCCGTCCAGCACTGGCTGACCAAAAAGGATCAGCGATGTTCATAGGTACGCCTATGGGTAGAAACCACTTCTACGAACTGTACAAACTTGCGGAGCTAGGGGACGATGAAACTTACAAGGGGTGGCACTTTACCAGTTATGACAACCCACTCCTCGACCCTAACGAAATTGACACGGCAAAGAAGTCCATGTCGAGTTACGCCTTCCGACAAGAGTTCATGGCCTCATTTGAAGCAAGAGGCTCAGAAATGTTCAAAGAAGATTGGGTCCAGTACGGAGAAGAACCAGAGATTGGAGATTACTACGTAGCTGTTGACTTAGCTGGTTTTGAGGAAGTAAACAAGAAACGAACGAAGAATACAAAACTAGATGAAACCGCAATCGCTGTTGTTAAAGTTAGTCCTGATGGTTGGTACGTTGATAACATTATACATGGGCGGTGGAGCCTTGACGAGACTGCCACCAAGATATTTCAGGCCGTTAGAGACTACAGACCCATTAGCGTTGGTATTGAAAGAGGAATAGCAAAGCAGGCGGTTATGAGTCCCCTAATGGACCTACAGAAGCGATACGGTACGTTCTTTCGCGTCGAAGAGTTGACCCACGGTAACAAGAAAAAGACTGACAGAGTTATGTGGGCGCTACAGGGGCGGTTTGAGAACGGTTACGTGTCTATTAACAAGGGTGAGTGGAACAACAGATTTTTAGACCAACTGTTTCAGTTTCCAGACCCACTAACCCACGATGACTTAGTGGACGCACTAGCCTACGTAGATCAACTGGCACAGGTAGCGTATCACTACGATTACGAAATTGACGATCACGAAATACTAGACGTAGTAGCAGGGTACTAATGGTTTTTAGAAAATTTAATACATATGGCATCTACGCTATTTCTGCCGTAGTGTTTTTTACACTAGGTTACAGCGTAGCAATTCTCTAAGGATAATACTATGGCAGAATCAATTTATAGTCCAGACCCCCTGATGATTCAGGAGTCTCTGGAAGAATGGGTAATCACCAAGTGTGAAGATTGGCGAGATCACTATGAGTCAAACTACGAAGAAAAATTCGAAGAATACTATAGGCTATGGAGAGGTCAATGGGATCCTGCTGACTCAGAAAGAGCTTCAGAGCGTTCTCGTATTATCTCTCCTGCGCTTCAGCAGGCTGTAGAATCTAACGTAGCTGAACTAGAAGAAGCTACATTTGGCAGGGGCAAGTGGTTCGACATTGCTGATGACATGAACGACCCACAAAAGCAAGACGTTCAGTACTTGCGTAACAAACTAACAGAAGACTTTGAAGCTTGTAAAGTACGCAAAGCAGTAGCAGAGTGTTTGATTAACGCTGCCGTGTTTGGCACAGGTATTGGGGAGGTGGTCCTTGAAGAGATTAAAGAGATGGCTCCAGCGACTCAACCCATTATGGGTGGGGATCTCACGGCTGTGGGCGTTAACATTACGGATAGGATTGTTGTTAAGCTCAAACCTGTACTACCCCAGAACTTCCTGATTGATCCTGTAGCTACGTCTATTGAAGACGCTATGGGTGTGGCTATCGACGAGTTTGTGTCTAAGCACTCCGTAGAACTTCTACAGGAGCAGGGGGTGTACCGTGATGCCTATATTGAATCAGCGGCCCCTGACACAGACCTAGAGCCAGACCAAGACCTTACGATCTACAACGATGACAAAGTACGTCTAACTAAGTACTACGGTCTTGTGCCTCGTGAGTTGCTTGAGGCTGAAGGTGTAGACGTAGAGTCTGACTCCATGTACGTCGAGGCTATCGTTGTTATTGCTAACGGTGGCACACTCCTGAAGGCTGAAGCTAACCCGTACATGATGGAAGACCGACCAGTAGTTGCTTTTCCTTGGGACGTAGTACCGGGGCGCTTCTGGGGTCGTGGGGTGTGCGAGAAAGGCTACAACAGCCAGAAGGCTCTGGACACTGAGCTACGCGCACGTATCGACGCACTGGGTCTTACGATTCATCCAATGATGGCTATTGACGCTACACGACTACCCCGTGGTGCTAAACCAGAGGTACGTCCGGGCAAGATGATCCTAACTAACGGAGATCCTCGTGAAGTCCTCCAACCGTTTAACTTTGGACAAGTCAATCAAATTACCTTTGCCCAAGCAGCGGCGCTTCAGCAAATGGTTCAACAGGCTACAGGAGCAGTTGATTCAGCAGGAATTGCTGGCAGTGTTAACGGTGAAGCTACTGCCGCTGGTATTTCTATGTCTCTTGGGGCTATTATTAAACGCCACAAGCGCACACTGATTAACTTCCAGCAGTCGTTCCTGTTACCGTTTGTTACCAAAGCTGCACACAGGTATATGCAGTTTGATCCTGAGTCTTACCCTGTAGCTGACTACAAGTTCAACGCTACAAGCACTTTGGGTATTATTGCTCGTGAATACGAGGTTACTCAGCTGGTACAACTGCTACAGACTATGAAGCAAGACAGCCCACTGTACCCTGTGTTGATCCAGAGCATTATTGACAACATGAACCTCAGTAACCGTGAGGAGCTTATTGCAGCAATGCAACAGGCATCACAGCCTAACCCTGAAGCACAACAGATGGCTATGATGGCTCAACAAGCACAGATTCAGTTCCAGCAGAGTCAAACAGCTGCTCTCAACGCACAGGCTGCTGAGTCTCAATCAAGAGCACAGAAGCTTAGTGTCGAAACTCAGCTTGCTCCTGAAGAGCTTCAGATTGACAAAATTAACGCTATTACCCGTAACCTACAAGTTGGTGACAACGACGATAAAGAGTTTGAACGTAGACTCAAGGTTGCAGACGCCCTACTTAGAGAAAGTGAAATAGAAGGAAAACGTCAAAATGTTAATGACACAAACCGAAATGACCAAATTTCTAGACCAAATCAACCAAGCGTTCAAGGATCAGTTCGACAGATTGGACTCGTTGGAGAACAAGGTCAAGGAACTGGAGGCCAAAGCTAATGCCCAAGAAAAAGGATCCAAAGCTGGAGCGAGCAGGAGTAAGCGGGTACAACAAGCCGAAGCGGACTCCTAATCACCCAACCAAGAAGTACGTGGTGGTAGCCAAGGAAGGCGACAAAACCAAGACCATCCGGTTTGGTGACGCTAAGATGAAGATCAAAAAAGATCAACCAGCACGACGCAAGTCTTTCAGAGCTAGGCACAAGTGTGACACTAACAAGCCTAGTAAACTAACCGCAAGATACTGGTCTTGCAAAAACTGGTGATTAACTATGGCTAAAGGCGTAGCACACTACAAAAAAGACGGGACTCTGCACACCGGAGAGACTCATAAGATGCCTGACGGTTCACTACACTCAGGCAAAATTCACACTAAATCGTCAGTACCGCTGTTTCACATGAAAGACTTGTCTAAGACAGCAAAGGAGAAAGCTATGAAGATGTACGGAAGCAAGAGCAAACCTAAAGCCAAAGCTAAGAAAAAAGCAACGGCAAAGCCCAAGCGTAAACCAATGAAGCGAGGCTACTAAAGTGCCTTACTCAAAATATAGCCCAAAGCAAAAGAAACTAGCTAGGGTTGCAAAGCCTAGAAATAAAATTACAGGCGCTGATCTTAAAAAGGTACGTAAAAATGGCTCGCGCAAAAAGTAAAGCTAAACCTAAAAAAGCAAACGACGCCTGTGCAAAAAAGGTCAAAGCACGTTACAAGGTGTGGCCTTCTGCGTATGCGTCTGGTGCTGTAGCTAAGTGCCGCAAGGTTGGCGCTAAAAACTGGGGTAACAAAAGTGGCCGTAAGAAAAAGTAAAAAAGGTGCTGCCCTAAAGAAGTGGTTTAAGGAAGAGTGGGTTGACGTAAAGACCGGGAAGCCTTGTGGTCGTAAGTCTGCTACTAAGTCTAAGCGTCCGTACCCCTCGTGTAGACCCAAAGCTGTGGCTGCTAAGATGACAAAAAGTGAAAAAGCCTCGTCATCGCGTCGCAAAACAGGCCCAGCTAGGATTAAACACGCAGTTACCGCCTCTGGACGTAGGCGTAAAAGTACCAAAAAAGGTAAATAATGCTTGACTTTTGATCCAAAGTATGATATAATATACAGTGTACTACGGTACATTTTATTAATCAGAGACAACCTAAGAGGCCTCAAGTGGATCAAGAAACACAAGAATACTACGACAATTACTTTAGTCTTTTTATGACAGACGGTTGGAAACAACTAATACAGGAGTTTGGTAGTAATACCGTTCAAATTAATAGCGTAGAAGCGACTAAAGATTGTAACGATATGCACTTTCGTAAGGGACAACTAAACATATTAGCCCACTTACTAAACTTAGAAACTATCGTTAAAACTAACTATGAGGAAGCTACTAAGCCTCCAGAACAAGATGATTAAAGTATTTGATTTTCGTTGTACTAATGGACACATTTTTGAAGAATTTGTAGAAGCAGGTACTACAACCAGTAGGTGCGGTTGTGGTGCTAACGCTACAAAGATTGTCTCAGCTACTCAGCATATCCTAGATGGAGCCTCTGGGGACTTTCCCGGTAGGCACATGAAATGGGTACGCGAGCACGAGAACGCTGGGAAAACTACGAGGGAATCTCAATAGAGGCAACTCCCATTTTATTTCTCCATAACCTAATAATAGGCGGGGTAAGTTTACAATGTCAAGAGCGACACTAATTGATGAGCGTCCGGAAGAGGAAACAGAAGCAACAGATCAACTCGACACACAGGACACCGTAGAGACTCCTCAAGAAGAGGAACAACCTATACAAGAGCCTAATATTCCAGAAAAGTACCAAGGTAAGTCTGTCGAAGAACTCGTACAGATGCACCAAGAGCTTGAGAAGTTCTCAGGCAAGCAGAGTACGGAAGTTGGAGAGTTACGAAAACTTGTCGATGACCACATCCAGACACAACTCAGAGCACAACAAGCACCTCAACAACAGCAACAATTTGACGATGAAGATGATGTTGATTTCTTTGTTGATCCTAAAACCGCTGTTAGTCGAGCAATAGACAACCACCCTAAGATCAGAGAAGCGGAAGCTTACACACAACAAGCAAAACAACAGGCTACTCTCGCACAGTTAAAATCTAACCATCCAGAAATGGAACAGATTTTGCAAGACCCTAAGTTTGCAGAGTGGATCAAGGGTTCAAAGGTTCGAACACAGTTGTTTGTACAAGCTGACCAAGGTTACGACTATGATGCTGCTAACGAACTGTTCTCACTCTGGAAAGAGAAGAACCAAGTAGTACAGCAGACAGCACAAGTCGAAAAAGCAGCCCGTAAGAGTGCTGTACAGTCAGCTAACACAGGCAACGCTCGCGGAACAGGGGAAGGATCACGTAAGAAAGTTTATCGTCGTGCTGACATTATTAAACTTATGCGTACCGACCCAGAACGTTATCAGTCTTTATCTGATGAAATCTTTAAAGCATACGCAGAGGGTCGAGTTAAATAGCCTAAAGGAGAAATATCATGGCTGGTGAAACCTCTGGTGCATACTTTACAGCTAATGCTGTAGTAGACAAAACCGCAGCGGGTACTTTTATTCCCGAAATTTGGTCGGATGAAATTATCGCTGCATATCAAAAGAACCTGAAGATGGCTCCGCTTGTCAAGCGTATGTCTATGACAGGCAAGAAGGGTGACGTTATTCACGTACCTAAGCCTATCCGTGGTTCAGCTAATGCTAAGGCAGAAGCTACCGCAGTAACTATTCAGGCAAACCTTGAGCAAGAACTAACGATCACTATTGACCGTCACTTTGAGTACTCGCGTCTGATCGAAGACATCGTAGATGTACAGGCTCTGTCTTCTCTGCGACAGTTCTACACTGAAGACGCTGGTTATCAGCTGGCTCTGAAAGTTGACACTGACCTCATCAACGCTGCTACTGGTTTTGGTGATGGTACTCGTACTCAGTCTCCCGCCAACACTGGCGCTGATTGGGTAAACAGTAACAGCTACTACTTCAATGCCGCTGCTGGCCTTGCTGCGTATGCTGCTGACACTGTAACGTCTGGTGACAACTTTACTGACCTTGGCTTCCGTGAAGCTATCAAGCTGATGGATGATGCTGACGTACCTATGGACGGACGAGTTCTTGTAATTCCTCCTGCTGTTCGTAAGTCAATCATGGGCATTGATCGTTACGTGTCTTCTGACTTTGTTGGAGGCCGTGGCGTTGAGTCAGGTCTGATTGGTAACTTGTACGGTGTAGATGTTTACGTTTCTAGCAACGCTCCGGTCATCGAAGCTGCTGCTCAGAACTCTGCGTCTACCGATGATACTCGTGGTTGCTTGTTCTTCCACAAGGACGCTCTCGTTATGGCAGAGCAACTCGCTGTACGCTCTCAGACACAGTACAAGCAGGAATACCTGTCTACGCTGTTTACGTCTGACACGCTGTACGGTGTCGAAACTTACCGTCCCGAAGCAGGATTCATCCTCGCTGTCTGCGACGAGTAAAGTTCTACGGGGGTCGCAATGGCCCCCTTTTATTTAAGTGCTTGTGTACGAGTCTTTAAATAAAAGATATATAACGGATAGGAAAGCCTTATGTCTAACTATGTAAAATCTACAAATTTTACTGCTAAGGACTCTTTGCCTACAGGTGACACCAATAAGGTTATCCGTGGTTCTGAGTTTGATACTGAATTTGATGCTATTGCTACTGCAACAGGGACTAAGGCTGATCTTGCTGGTCCTACGTTTACTGGCACTGCTACGTTTGCAAACCTGACTGCTACAGGCACAGTTAATCTTACTGGCGCTACAGTTTCTAACTTAGGCACTGTCACTACTGTAGACATCAACGGTGGCACAATTGATGGTGCAACGATTGGCGCAAACTCAGCCTCTACAGGTAACTTTACTACTCTGTCAATTAACGGCACTGCAATCACTTCAACCGCTGCCGAGCTAAATATTTTGGATGGAGTTACAGCTAGTACCGCTGAGATCAATTTACTAGACGGCGTAACGGCTACTACTGCTGAGTTAAATATCCTAGATGGCGTGACTGCTACTGCTGTTGAGTTAAATACGTTAGACGGTATTACGGCAAGCACAGCAGAGTTGAATCTTCTTGATGGCGTGACCGCTACTACGGCAGAACTTAACTTTGTAGATGGTGTAACCTCAAACATTCAAACGCAGCTAGATGCTAAAGGCACTGCGTCTAGCTTGTCTGATTTAGGTGTTACGGCAACTGCGGCAGAGCTTAATACGTTAGATGGGATTACATCATCGACAGCAGAACTAAATCTGTTGGACGGTGTAACAGCCACGACTGCGGAGCTAAATATCCTAGACGGTGTTACGTCTACAGCAGCAGAACTTAACATCTTGGATGGCAAGACGTTCCTTGATGAAGATGACATGGTTAGTGACTCTGCTACAGGGATTCCTAGCCAGCAATCAGTCAAGGCTTATGTTGATTCGCAAACAGGTGGTGGAGGTACAACCCTTAGTGGTCTAACTGATACAAACATTACGACTCCTGCTGATGCGGCGTTGTTGTTTTACGACACAGGAACATCGAAGTGGATTGATAATGTAGTATCAGGCGACATTACGATTGCTGATACAGGCGTAGCCGCTATTGGCGCTGGTGTAATTGTTGACGCTGATGTCAACGCTAGTGCTGCTATAAGCGTTTCTAAGACAGCTTTGGTAGATGGCACTGGCCTTACCCTTACTGGCGATACTTTGTCTGTAGACGCTTCTCAGACGCAGATAACAGCAGTAGGCACAATTGCTACAGGTACATGGCAAGGAACGGCTATTGAAGATGCTTACGTTGCTGACGATCTGACAATATCTGGTGGTACTGTAGACAACAGCGTTATTGGTGGTACTACAGCAGCGGCTGGTACGTTTACTACCTTAACAGGTAATCAGTTAGACGTAGACAACATTCAGATTGATGCTAATGCAGTTAAGTCTACTAATACCAACGGCAACATTGAGTTGTTTCCAAACGGCACAGGAACAACCGTACTCTACGGTAACACCAACCCTGGCACTATTGTGTTCAACTGCGAAAGCAATAGCCACGGTGTAACCCTTAAAGGCCCAGCACACTCAGCAGCTTCAACGTACACAGTAGCCCTACCAGACACATTGGGTACTACTCAGGCGTCAGGGGTTGTCACATCAGATACTAATGGTGTTGTTACGTTTGATAACGGCATTTCAGAAGAGTACACAGCAGTAACGTCTAGCTCTAACGCTACGACTGTAAACCTGCGAGATGGGACAAACTTTAGTCACACGTTGACAGAAAACACTACGTTTACGTTTAGTAATCCAGCATCTAGCGGCAAGGTATCTGCATTTACGTTGAAGATCGTGCAGGACGCTAGCGCATCTGGTTACACAGTAACGTGGCCTTCATCAGTAGATTGGCCTAGTGCTACAGCGCCAACACTGACTGCTACGGCCAGTGCTGTTGATTACTTTGTGTTTATCACACATGACGGTGGTACAACCTACTACGGCTTTACAGCGGGGCAAGCACTAGGATGAGTTCAGCTTCTAGGAAGTTAATTCAAGCATCAGGCGGTGGTGGGCCTGTTGATACTGGTGATGATGACTTTGCCAATGTTGTTCTGTTGCTAGACGGTGACGGTACTAGTGGTGATGACAACAATACGTTTACTGATTCGTCTACTAATGCCCATACAATTACTGAAAACGGATCTGTAGTACAGGGTAGCTTTAGTCCTTACGGGGATAACTGGTCTAATTACTTTGATGGCAACGATCACCTAAACACTGCCGCCGTAGTTTTTGGCACTAATAATTTCACAATAGAATTGTGGGTGATGTTTGACGACGCTTCTGCGACACAAAACCCAATGATTGTTTTAGGTAACGATGGATACAATGATTGGCAGTTAGACACAGCTTCATCAAAAATACGCTTTCAACATACAAGCGGTAGCTTTAGTGGCGCAACCACCTTGCAAGACAACACTTGGTATCACGTTGCTGTAGTAAGAGAAGGCACCGGCACCAATGAAACCAAAATTTATCTAAACGGTGTGGTAGACGCCACAAGCACGGTATCCGAAAATTTTGACGGCACCGGCGATATTAAAATCGGTAGAAACAGGGGCAACAGCTATTACCTGTCCGGTTACATTTCAAATGTTAGGCTCGTAAATGGCACTGCCGTTTATACTTCTGGTTATACCGCACCAACATCTCCGCTAACAGCTATAACTAATACTGCACTCTTAACCTGTCAATCAAATAGATTTGTAGACAACAGCACAAACAACAGCGCTATTACTGTTAACGGCATTCCTGAAGTAACCCCGTTCAGTCCGTTCAAGGATGATGACGCAAGAGACATAACGACTGATGGTGGGTCTGGGTATTTTAATATATCAGATAGCGCTTATTTAACTTATAGCGGAGGTTCTAGCACAGTATCTGACATAACTGTGTCGGGATGGGTCTACGTAGATCAAAGCACAGGGGTTAATAATAGTTTATACCCGAGAGTGTTTGCATCGGGTGGAACTCAGTTTTTAATTTATTTGCGTGATGGCGTTTTTAGGGTCTACAACGGTGGTGAAGTGTTGGGTGTAAGTTTTAACCGTGGGATGTGGTACCACTTTGTAGTACAAAGAACTAGTGGTACCTTCGAATTGTGGTTAAATGGTGAGAGTCAAGCAACTGGTAGTAATTCTGATAACATTAATCTAAACACCACTAACTATATAGGCACAGATCCCAGTGGTGGTTTCTACGGGGGATACTTAACCGACTTGAAAGTTACCGAGGCTTCAGAAGGGTACTCGGGCAACTTTACCCCGCCTACTGCACCAGTAAGTGCAGGGTCATCAGATTTGCTACTCAACTTCCAAGACGCTGGCATCTACGACCTATCAGGCATTAACAACCTAGATACTGGAGGCAATGCTCAGATTGACACAGCCGTTAAAAAATACGGCACAGGGTCAATGCAGTTTGATGGTACTGGTGATTATATAGAAATATCAGACACAACTTTTAACAGCACATTGGCTCCAACAGGTACTCAAGATTTTACTATTGAGGCTTGGATCTATATAAACGCACACAAAAATTATAATTATATTTATTCTCAAGGTTATCCAATTCAATGGGTTGTAACATCTAGCGGAGTAATCCAAACCTTTTTTAATGATACGGACAACGGCACGAGTTATTTTACCTGTCACCAAACTTTAGGGTCTGCTTTAAGCACTGGAACGTGGTATCACGTTGCGATAACGCGAGACGTTGCTAGTTTTAGGTTGTTTTTAGACGGTGTTCAAGTTGGGTATCAATCTTACTCTGCTTCTACTTCTATTGGAGTTACTAGTTTAACTCCAAAAATAGGGGATTGGGCGACTGGCGGTTACTCAATGAATGGCTATATAGATGATTTTCGTATTACTAGAGGTATAGCAAGATACACTTCTGCATTTACACCGCCTACTGCGGCACTACCCAAGTTTTAACAGGAGACAAATATGTTATTTGTTGAAGTGGCTACTGGAACGCCAAAAACAAAAGTCCAGCTAAGACAAGAAAACAAGCATATGTCTCTGCCTGAAGCGTGGACTGATGCAACCCTAGAAGCCTTGGGTGTAGCACGGGTAACAAAGACTGCGGCACCTGACGTTAGCGAATGGCAAGTAGCTGTCAAAGATGGCGTAGAAGAAGTGGACGGCGTATGGCAGGAGAAGTGGGTAACTCAAGAGATGTTTACTGAGTATTCCTATGATCGTTATTTGGATGCTGACGGCAATGAAGTTGAAAGCACTGACGATGAAAACTATGACCGCACAGAATCTGCAACCAAGACTGTACAGGATCAGAAGGACGACAAGATTGCC